AAATAAACCAACAGCAATTTAATGAACTAGATAACCTTTTATCTGACTTAGAAGATAAGCTAACAGGTGAGCAGGATATTTATTCTCAAAAAGTAAATGACTTTTTAAAAAGAGTTAAAGATAATTTAGAGAAATATAAGTTTAACGCTTCAGAGAATTTATCTCAATCATTAAAGGCATTACCAATTAAACAAAAACAAAACGGAGTTACAGTAACCATTCAACTCGAAGATTATTGGGAAGATTTAGAAAAAGGAACACAACCAAAAGGATATTCAAAAGAAAACAGAAAAAAGCTACAACCTAAGATATTAGAGTGGATAAGTTATAAACCTGAATTACAAAGCATAGCAGGGGATAAGAAAGGTCAAAGGTCATTATCCTACGCAATAGCAACTAACATACTTAAAAAAGGAACTATTAAAAGATTTGGATATAAAGGTAAACCATTCTTAACCGAAGAAATACCACAATTAGAAAAAGATATAACACAAGAATTTGAATAATGGCACTAACAATATACAACACACCAAACGCATACGCACCCGTTTACAATCAAATGATTTTTACTTTGAGTTCAACAAACGTTGCTCAATCTAATTTCAGATACATAGCAGATATTTATGTAAATGGTTCAAGTGATTACACTAGATTAGAAGTAGGTAGAAATCCAAGTAACAACTATGGAACATTTGATGTTGCAGGTATAATTCAAAACTTTTTAACTAGGGATGCAGATGACAACACAACTACATTTAAGCAATGTGTAAACTCAATAGCATCTTACATAGTTCAATTTGGTGAGCAATACGGAGCAAGTAGTGGAATTACTAACTATCCTAACTTAACAACAAGTTCAGGTTATTGTTTTAACGGAGTGTTCAGTCCATTAGACTTTTTAGACTATGCAACAAACACTTATGTTCTGCAAAATAGTTCAAGTCAATTTCTTACTGATAGGCCAACATTTGAATCAAGAACAGGTGAGAAACTTATTTTAGGTTTTATGACTGATGCTATAAACGAAGCCTACAATTTAGAAGTTATAAGCTATTATGACGAAGGTACAATATTTAACACAGTTACAGTTGCTAATCCTTATACAGCGTTATCTAATAAGCAAGATCGTTCAATTAATGTAAGAGTAGATTATGATTGGCTAACTACATTAGTTAATGCAGACTTGTCAAGTGGCTCAACACCTATATTCGTTATTAATTGGGAATATTATGAAGTAAGAATAAAAAACAGCGCAGGAACGATAGTAAGTGAAACAATCCGTATTTATCCTGGCGAAGATATTTGCTCAAAGTACACGCCGATACGTTTTAAGTTTATGAATAACTATGGTAAGTATGATTATTACACTTTTACAGGTGCAATGACTAAGAACACCAATATTAAAAGAAATACTTACAAAAGCAATCCAAATCAATGGAATGGTACTAATTATAGCTACTCAACTACAAGCAGAGGATTAAGCCAATATGAAACAATATTAGACGATACAATTACAATCAATAGTGATTGGATTACAGAAAATGAATCTATATGGTTAGAGCAATTAGTAACAAGTCCTGATGTTTATATTTACGATGGAAGCAATTTAGTTTCTGTAAACATAACAGATAGTGCTTATCAAACAAAATACGAAGCTAGTCAGCAGCTATTTAATTTAGTGGTTTCATTTACTTACTCACAAAACAGAAAAAGACAAAGAAGATGATTTTAACTAAAATTTACATTAACAACGAGCAGATAGATTTAAAAGAAGATGTTTCAATACCTCTTAACTTTAACATTGCTGATATTAGAGAACCTGAAAAGCGCAGCACTACATGGAGCAAGACTGTTATATTACCAGGTTCTACTTTTAATAATGAATTGTTTTCGAATATATGGAATGTTAATGCAGTCATTAATAGTACAGGCACTACTAACTTTACTCCAAATTTTAACCCGAACTTAAAAGCAATAGCAGAAATAACTTACAATGAGGCAACACAGTTCAAAGGTATTTGCCAATTGTTAAATGTTAATGTAACTGATAAATATGAGATTGAATATGAAGTTGCTTTCTTTGGTGAGTTGCAAAATGTATATCAAAATTTCACAAATGGTTATTTGCGTGATTTAGATTTAAGTGAATACAATCATACATACAGCAAAGATAATCAAGTAACAAGTTGGAGCGCACCAATAGGTGAAGGATATGTGTATAGTATGATAGATTATGGTTTTAGAATAAATACAGAATTTAAAGTAACAGAAATGTTCCCTTCTATTTATGTAAAAACTATAATTGATAAAATGTTTAGTCAAGCTGGGTTTACATATCAATCAGTATTTTTCAATACTGAATTATTTAAAAGACTTATAATCCCTTATTCTGGTGGTTCATCATTATTATTGACAAATGACCAAGTTAAAAATAGGACATTTAGAGTTAGTAAAACAAGCTCACAAAGTATCAATATAGATGCAAGTTATACTAATGAAGCTGCAAGTCCTTCAATTCCTTATAATGAAATTATTACATTTCAAGATGAAACAACACCACCAAATTATGATACAGGAAATGTATTTGGATTTAATACAACTTTTCAAGCATCAAAAAGTGGAAATTATAAATTAAAATTTCAATTTCAATTAAATGTAACACATAATTGTAGCACAGCAACAGCTTATATTGAACGTTATTATGAATTAGGAACTATTTATATAATATCATATAATAATGGCATTGCATCTATTCCTGTAATTTTAAAACCAAGTGATAATTTTCCAAACGTACCTGATTCATTAAATGTTTCAGCAGGTGCAAGTCAAACTGTAACTCAAGGAACTACAACATCAAGCGTAGGTGGTTTATTAGAAGGTTCGTTATTTTTATTTGAAAATGATACAGCACAAGTAATATTTGCACCAGCGTTTGGAAGATGCTATAAAGCTACATCAGGATCATTTACATTTCAAAATCAAGCTACTTCATATCCAACTGTTAACATATTAAATGATTCAGTATTTTATGCTTTAATGGAAGATACAACTATAAGTGAATCTGATAATATAGTTATTTCAAATATTTTACCTGATAAAATAAAGCAAAGTGATTTTTTTAACTCTATAATTAAAATGTTTAATTTATTTGTAGAAGTAGATAAAACAAATGCAAATAAACTTATAATAGAGCCAAGACCAACATTTTATAACACATCAACAATAAAAGATTGGTCTACAAAATTAGATTACTCAAAAGAGACTAAAATAGTTCCAATGGGTGAATTAAATAATAAAACTTATTTATTTACATACAAACAAGACAATGATTATTTTAATAGTAATTATTTTAATAATTATACAGAAGTTTATGGACAAAAGAAATATGATATTGAAAACGATTTTTTAAAAGGTGAAGTAAAAACAGAATTAATATTTAGTCCAACACCTTCTGTAAACACAATAGGACATGATAGAGTAATTCCAAAAATTTACCAATTAGATAGTAATGGCACTATTAAAACTTGTCAATCTAATATTAGAATACTTTATTATGGTGGCTTAAAAGATACATCTTACCCATGGAAACACATAACAAGTACAGGTGGTCAATTTATAAATAATCAATATGCTTATTGTGGTCATTTAGATAGTATAGATAATCCAACTATTGACTTAAATTTTGAAGTTCCAAAACAAGTTTATTACTCATTAGAAAAATACACTTTAAATAATCTTTATAATAAATATTGGAAAGATTACATTGAACAAATAGCAGATAAAGATTCAAAATTATTTGTAGGTTATTTCTTAATAGATGAATGTGATATTCAAAGTTTAGATTTTAGAAATACATTCTTTTTTGAAAATGAGTATTGGAGACTTAACAAAATAATTGATTATGATAGAATAAATAATCAACCTACTAAATGTGAGTTTGTAAAGTTAAAAACATTGCCACCGTATGAAGATGACAATGGATTTGATACAAATGGTGGTGTTTTAGAAGGTGTTGATATTTCACCAACACAAAGAAACTCATTTTACAATGATAATGTAGTAACAGAAGGAGCAATAGTAAGCGGTAAAAATAATACTATACTTTCAGGCAATGGAGTTATAATAGCAGGAAATGAAAACTTTGTAGGTAATAATAATCAAAATGTTTCAATATTAGCATCTTCAGGAATTACTGTTTATCCAAGTTCAAATAATGTTTCTATAACAACATCAACTGGTGTAACTGTATTAAGTGGAATTTCAAATGTAAGCATTACAAATAGTTCAGGAATAACAGTAACTGAATCCAATGTAACATATCAAAATGGAATTAAAACCTACAACAATGTTACTTATAAAAAATACATTGCTTTATTAAAGCAAACAGGAACTAATGCACCAACTGCAACTATTATTGATAATACTTTAAGCGGTGAAATCATTTGGACTTATAATGGAGTTGGAAACTATACAGGAACTTTAACAAATGAGTTTACTCAATACAAAACAACTATTTATC